AAATGGCTCGAAGCACAGAGGGATCAAAATCTCCTGAAAACCTTCATTAACACCGCCCTCGGCGAGTGCTGGGATGAGGCCGCCAACAGGATCGAGCCCCATGAGCTTGAGAACCGCGCCGAGCCCTACCGACTGCGCGAGATCCCGATGGGCGGTCTAGTGCTCACCGCCGGGGTCGATGTCCAGGACAATCGCCTCGAGGTCGTTGTCTGGGCATGGGGGCGGGATCTCGAGGCGTGGGTGATCGATTGGCACGTCCTCCACGGCGAGCCGGCAAGCCGGGAGCTGTGGACCGAGCTCGAACAATATCTGCAAAAGCCGATACAGCATGAATCTGGCGCGGCATTATCGATTGCAGCGGTCGCCGTCGATTCTGGCGGCCACTACACCCAGACGGTCTATGAATTCTGTCGCCGGCGTAAGCACATCATCGCGATCAAGGGCCAGAGCATCAGGAACAAGGCGATTTATGGTCGGCCGTCGTTCGTTGATGTGACGACCAAGGGCAAGACCCTGCGCGGATCCGCGCGGGTCTTTCCGGTCGGATCTGATACGGCTAAGGGGTACATCTACGGCTGCTTCGGCATTGAAACCGGCCCCGGATCTCTCCATTATTCGCGCGATCTTTCGAGTGAGTTTTATGAACAGCTCACCAGTGAGAAGCTGGTCACCAGATATCACAAGGGTCATCCTCGCCATGAATGGATCAAGCCCCACCGCAAGCGTAACGAGGTCCTCGATTGCACCGTCTACGCCCTCGCTGCTGCTCATCATCTCGGGATCAATCGCTATCGAGAGATCGACTGGAATAATCTCGAAGAGTCGGTCTGTCCGCGCAACAAATCGCTGTTTGAATCGGCAGGGGCAATCGATAATTCAAAAGAGGATGGACTGATACCACCACCGGCCAAGAGGACTCGAAGCCGGGCGCGCGGAGGGTTTGTGAGTCAATGGTAAAAAACCAATGGATTGTTCCTGCGGTCGGAATTGCCGTTTTGGGCTGGGCTGCGGGGGCCGTCTGGTGGGCGTCCGGTACGGACACTCAGGTGACCAAAAACACCGCTGCCATCGAACAGGTGGTCGAGAACGAAGTCGAGATTGCCGTGATTGAGGTCCAGCAGCGCGCGATATCTGAAGATGTGGGCGAGATCAAACAGGACAATAAGAAAATTTTGGAAATCCTGACGACCGATTGGAGCATACATTGAGCGCGGCCGATGAGGGCGATGACGTCGTGCAGGAGATTGCTTCTACAATCGTCTTTTACATGGCTGCGCGCAACCTTCCCGAGGCCGATAGCACTATCCTCGCCGAGTATGTGAGCTTGAAAATCTATGCCGAGCTCGGGGGCCGAGATCACTATATCAAGCGGACCCCAGCCCTCGAACATCGAAATAAACAGATCAGGGCGCAGTTTAATGGCCGAAATATTTCCGATCTGGTCAAGTCGTGGGGTCTCACCCGGCGACACATCTATCGCGTGTTGAAGCATAAGAGGAAAAAATAAATGGATATGGATAGGAATTGGAGTAATAGGATTTATAGGCCTGTGTGTTTGGGGAGTAGATGCTACTATGTGTAAGGAAGCAGTCTGCTAATGTTATCTGATATTGAAAAGAGTACAATGACTTGGCGATGGGCCGCCTTGTCTGTGTACCTTTTAATTTGTTTTTATGATTTCTTATTTGTGCCGGTCTGGTACGGATTAAACCGACCAGATATAGCACAATTTATGGAAATTATAAATTCTACAGAACACGTATTAGTTCAGATGGAATTGATGAAGAAACTCACCGGGCAACACGACCCGTTCACCCTTATGGGAGGCGGATTATTTCATTTGGCATTTGGTGCCATATTAACAGGTAGTGCAGTTGGAATGAGAAAATGAAGAACTGGTCAAGTCGTGGGGTCTCACCCGGCGACACATCTATCGCGTGTTGAAGCATAAGAGAAAAAAATAATTGTGACATTTTTCGGGTATTAATGTCACAGACAATCGCCTGATAGTGGGGCGATGGGTAATCTATTCGATTCGACGAATTATTCCGAGACCGAACCCGCCGAGATCATTGCCGGCGATTCCACCAACTGGAAGCGCACCGACCTTGGTGATGATTATGCCCCGGCCAGCTATGCCCTGACCTACACCGCGAGGCTCGAGGATTCGGGCTCGACGTCGATCGCAATCACCGCGAGCGAGTCCGGTAAAGACTACATCGTCGAGATCGCAGCAGCGACCTCGGCTGCCTATACCGTCGGCATCTATCACTGGCAAGCGTACATCACCCGATCCTCAGATTCTGAACGTATCACCATCGATCACGGGACTTTCGAGGTCAAGCCCAATCGCGCAATTGCTACAACCGATCCCCGGACTTACGTCAAGATCACGCTCGATGCCATCGAAGCGGTGATCCAGGGCCGGGCCTCGAAGGATCAGGCCGGTTATTCAATCGACGGCCGTACCTTATCGCGTACACCCATACCCGAGCTGCTGTTGCTTTATGACCGGTTCAAAGCACTCTGGAAAGGCGAGCAGAGGGCCGAAAAAATCAAGAACGGCGAAGGTCATGCCGGTCGAATTCTAACGAGGTTTAAGTAATGAANTGGTTTCGGCGACTGAGAGCACAAACCACTCAACCAAGCGATGTTGTNAATCGCATATTTTCAATTAATGCACACAGTCGCCGTTCATTCGCGGCTGCCAATCAGGACCGATTGACAGCTAACTTTCTGGGCACTGATCGCTCGATCAATGAAGAGCTGGTGCGCGATCTGGCAACCATGCGCCGACGTGCTCGCCAGCTCGCGCAGGATAACGACTATTCCAGACGGTTTTTGGGGATGGTCAAGGCCAATGTTGTCGGCCCCAACGGCATCACCCTCCAGGCGCGGCCCCGGCGAGAGGATGGCTCAATCGACAAGCTCGACGCCAGCGCGATCGAGAACGCCTGGGCAGATTGGGGCAAGCCGGCAAATTGCACCATGAACGCCCGACTGTCATGGCGTGATGTCCAGCGTCTGGCGATCGAGACCGTTGCGCGCGATGGTGAGGTCCTGGTCCGCATTATCAAGCCGCGTGATCGCCTGACGATCGGGCTCCACGTCATCGAGGCCGACTATCTTGACGAGACCCTGAATCAAAAGGCAACAAAAAACCGCAACGAGATCCGCTGCGGTGTCGAGATCTCGACCTACGGCAAGCCGATCGCCTATTTCATCAGGACCGGCCATCCGGGCGATGGCATTGTCCAGTTTAACGGCCGGCAGTATCAGAAAATCCCTGCTCGCCAGCTCATCCATCTCTACATCACCGAACGGCCCGGCCAGGCGCGTGGGACGCCGTGGCAGCATACCGCAATCCGCCGCCTCAATATGCTGGGCGGGTACGAAGAGGCCGAGCTGGTCGCAGCAAGGGTCGCCGCATCAAAAATGGGTTTTTTCACCTCGCCGGATGCCGATGGCTATAGCGGCTCAGATACGGACTCGTCCGGCAATTTAATCAGCGATGCCGAGCCGGGTCTTTTCGAGCAGCTCCCAGATGGCATGAACTTTCAGACTTTTGATCCACAGCATCCGGTCGCTGCCTTTTCCGATTTTGTGCGCGCAACCCTGCGCGGTGCAGCCTCCGGTCTTGGGGTCTCATATCACACCCTGTCGAACGATCTCGAGGGCGTGAACTATAGCTCAATTCGCTCCGGGGTTCTCGAGGAAAGGGAGCACTGGAAGGTTTTGCAAACGTGGTTTTCCGAGCAGTTTTGCGAGCCCGTCTATCAGGCATGGCTCAATGCAATCATCGGAACACGGCTATTAGATTTGCCGGCAGCCAATCAGCAGAAGTTTTCGAGCGTGGTCTGGCAGCCGAGGGGATGGGCTTGGGTTGATCCACTCAAGGATGTTCAGGCGAACGCCAAGGCGGTGGAACTGGGAGTCCAGACCCGTGCCGAGATCGCAGCCGGCAGCGGCCGAGATCTCGACGATATGCTCGAGCAGCTCGCCATTGAAAAAGCGCGCATGGACGAGCTCGGCCTCGGCCTAAACGATGAATTACCCAAAGGGGGAACAGATGAAGATTGAAACCATTAAAACCGGGGTGCAGTTCAGAAGTTTTGAGCTCAACCGGGAAGAGATTGATACCGATGCGCGGACCGCACCGCTGGCGTTCTCAAGCGAGAGCCCGGTCGAGCGCGTATTCGGCATAGAGATTCTGGATCACGATACCGATTCGGTGCGCCTTGGCAGGCTCAACGACGGCGGACCGATCCTGGTGGACCATGACCCAGCCGATCACGTCGGGGTTGTGGAGAGCGTCTCAATCGACAGCGACCGGATGGGCCGGGCGGTGGCGCGGTTTGGCAACAGCGCGCGGGCGAGAGAGATATGGCAGGACGTGATCGACGGGATCAGAAAGCACGTCAGTGTGGGCTATCGCATCCACCGGATGCGCGAGGACCGAGATGAGGACGATCAACCGCCGACCATGAGGGTCGTCGATTGGGAGCCGCTAGAGATCTCTGTGGTCGCCATTCCGGCTGATGCCAGCGTCGGCATTTCACGCGCCGATGATTCCGAGACGATCGAGACGATTGTTGAAATTCAAGAAAGATCCAAAACCTTAAACCAACCCGCGCTCGCGCGGATCTTAAAAGAGGAAAACAAAATGACCGAAGCAAAAACCCCGGCCCTAAGTGCGGACGACGTTCGCAAGGCCGAAATTCATCGCATCAGAGAGATCGAAGCGATTGGCAACAACCATGAGCAGCCCGAGCTCGCTCGCGAGTTCATTCAGGAGGGCAAGAGCCTGGACGAGTTCAGGACCGCTTTGCTCGACGTCGTTGCCACCAAGGGGCCAAGCCCTGAAGCCTCTGTCGATCTCGGCATGAGCGAAAAAGAGACCGAAAGCTATTCGCTGGTTCGGGCGATCAATGCGCTGGTAACCAACGACTGGTCCGATGCCGGGTTCGAGCTCGAAGCATCACGCGCGGTAGCCGATCGGGTGGGCAAAAAGCCCTCTGGCATCTACCTCCCGATGGACGTTCAAAAACGTGATCTGACCGCTGGCTCGGCTACGCAGGGCGATGATGTTGTCGCAACCGATCTTCTCGGTGCTTCATTCATCGATATGCTTCGCAATCGCATGAAGGTGATCGAGGCCGGGGCGACCATGCTCACAGGTCTGACCGGTAATGTAGCCATTCCAAGAATGACAGGTGGGGCAACCGCCTACTGGGTCGCGGAAAATGCGGCGATAACAGAGTCCGATCAGACGTTTGATCAGGTCACACTCTCACCGAACAGCGTGGGCGCGATGACCGATGTCTCTCGGCGTCTATTGCTACAGGGTAGTGTTGACGTCGAAGCTCTGGTGCGTTCTGACCTTGCGACCACTCTCGCAATCGAACTCGATCGAGCAGCAATCCACGGTTCTGGCAGCTCGAATCAGCCAACCGGGATTCTGGCCACATCGTCGATCGGAGATGTTGCCGGGAGGAGCAAATGGAGCAGCACCAACCTTCGCCCACGTCATCGAGCTCGAAAGTGATGTTGCAACGGCTAATGCTGATGTTGGCACACTGGCCTATCTGACGAACTCCAAGGTTCGCGGCTTTCTCAAGCAAGTTGAAAAGGCGAGCAGTACGGGCCAATTCGTCTGGGAGGGCTCAGAAGTAAACGGCTATCGAGCACTTGTCTCGAATCAGGTCAGTTCAGCCCTCACCAAGGGTACGAACTCGGCCTGTTCAGCAATCATCTTTGGAAACTGGGCCGATCTTTTGATCGGATCCTGGGGCGCGCTCGATGTTCTGGTCGATCCGTACACCGGCTCTTCGGCCGGCACGGTTCGCATCAGAGCAATGCAGGATGTCGATATCGCAGTCCGACACCCAGAGTCGTTCTCAGTCATGCAGGATGCGTCAACAGCTTAATCAACCGAAGGACGGTGGGGCTTCGGCCCCACCATTCGGAGATCTAAAAAATGAAAATACTCATCACAAGTGGCGTTCGAATCGAGGGCGAGGCGTATGCCTCCGGCGATGTGGTTGAGGTGGGCGATGTTTTTGCCTCTGCCCTGATCCGCAGCAATCGCGCAGTCGAATTTTACGAGCCGAAATCATCGCGAAAAAAACCCACCAAGGCCAAAAAAAAGGCCGTTAAAAAAAAATAGGATGACGAGATGGCTGTGGAGTCGGCGGCAGATCGATTGATATTTTTCAATACCGATGAATTCGGTGTTTCCGCAACCTATGACGGCTCGACGACCGTCAAGGGGCTGATCGATCGCCGGTACATCGAGGCCCTCGGTGGTGAGGCCGAGCACCCGGTCTTTATCTGTCGTGAGGCCGATATCTCCGGCGTCGTCCACGGCAAGACGCTGGTCGCCAATTCAACATCCTACACCGTGCGCGGTGTGCAGCCGGATGGTTCCGGCATGATCCTGCTGGTGTTGAGGGAGACCTAAGTGGCCGACCATCTACGCACACAAATCCGAGAACAGGTCGTGAGCGAGCTCACCGGCCTCGCGACAACCGGCTCGAACATTTTCGAGAGTCGGGTCTATCCGATGGAATCAGCCGGCCTCCCCGGCATTATCATCTACACCACCGATGAAGTGGTCGAGGCCGACCAGAGCTCAACGACCTCAAGCGGCCGCCGCCTGGTGCGCTTTCTAACCCTCAAGATCGAGGGCTATGCCAAAGCCGAGACCGATGTTGACGACACACTCGATACCATCGCTAAAGAGATAGAAGAAAAAATTGCCGGCTCGACGATCGGCGGTCTGGTCAAGGACGTCGTTCTCGCAGAGACCGAAATCGAGCTCACAGCCGAGTCCGAACAGCCCGTCGGGCGGCTCAATCTAACCTATCAAATCCATTATGAGACGTATGAAGGCGACGTCGATGCAGCAGCCTGATGAGGTAAAAATATGTTGATGAAACACCCCGATGCGACCGAAGCGGTGAACGTACACCCCTCATCGATCGCGCACATGAAATCGAAGGGATATCTCGCGGTCGAGGGCATTGAGCTCGAGGTCGTCAACGAACCGACAGCANCACCGTCGAAACCCAAGCGGAAACCCGCAAAACCTAAGAAAGAGGATTAAGNAAAATGGCAACACATCATGGCAAGGAAGGTAGCGTTAAAATCGGCAGTAATGTTCTAGCCGAAATTAAATCGTTTTCACTCGATGAAACCGCAGAAACGGTCGCTGACACCGCTATGGGCGATACAGCAGCGTCCTATGTGGTCGGCCTGACCGACGGCTCAGGCTCGATCGAGTGTCACTGGGATGAGACCGATACCAATGGTCAGGTCGCGATGACCGCCGGGGCGTCGGTAACGCTAAATCTCTACCCAGAAGGGGCTGGAGCCGGCGACACTTATGCAACCATGACCGCACTCATCACCTCGGTCGGCGTATCGGTTGATATGGGCGATATCGTCGGTAGATCGTTTGGCTTTCAAAGTTCCGGCGGCATCACTTGGGGCACGGTATGAATCAAGTCCTCGCCGAGGCTAAAAAACACTGGCGCAGCCAACTGGCTGAACCGATGGCCTCGGTCGAGGTTCCCGAGTGGAGTACAACCCTGTTTTTCAAGCCCTCCAACCTTGCTCAGCGTGATCGCATCTACAAGCATATCAACGAGGGCAAGCTCGAGGCACTGGTCGAGACCATCATCCAGCGCGCCCTCGATGCTGATGGCAAGCGCGTCTTTAACGAGGCCTGTCGCAAGGACCTGATGACTAAAACCGATCCAGATGTGATCGGGCGAATTGTTACCGCGATGAGCGATGAGGAAGATGTCACGCCGGAGGAAGCAAGAAAAAACTCAGAATAGATCCCGAGCTCGCCGGCCTGTTCTGGATCGCTGAAAAACTGGGCAAGACATATACAGAGCTGGCAGAGATGCGACCCAACGAGCTGNTNTACTGGAACGAATACTTTAGCTGGAAGGCTGAAAAGGAAAGACTAAGAGCAAAACGATGACGACAACCGCAAAAATCAAACTGACCGCCGAAGATAAAACCTCGCGCGCGTTCACATCGTTAAGGGGTCGTCTCGGCAAGGCCAGTAAGTCCCTTGGCGGTCTAAAGACCGCACTTCTCGGCGTTGCCGGTGTAGCCGGCTTTGGCAAATTGATCTCTTCAGGTCTTGATGCAGCGGACCAGATCGACAAACTTTCCAAAGCGACCGGGTTCTCGGTCTCGGCACTATCAGAGCTCAAACACGCAGCCGATCTTTCCGGTGTGGGTTTTACCGAACTGACGACCGGCATGACGAAGATGCAGAAATCCCTCGACGATGCCGATCGGGGCTTGAGTACGGCAAAAGATGCGCTGGATGCGATGGGGCTATCGATCGGTG